CAGACGCTTCAAACATTTCTTGCATTACTTTTTGTGCAGTCTCGTCTGGCTTCTTTGGAAGGAAGTCTGATAAGTTAAACAAACCGTGCGTATTAATAGCTGACATTTCTTCATCACTTAATGGACGCTCTCTACGTGCCCAGTTTGATGTGCCATAGTCTGCATAACCACCTTTTGATGTTTTGTTAAGACGGAAGTCTACACCAGCAGTGTAATCTGTTGGCATTTCTTCCATATCAGGATCCATTAATGCCGCTTTGATGATTTGATAAATCTGTGGACCAATAATAAAGCGTCTAACTGGATTGTCTGGCGCTTGATCGTCAGCAAGTGGATTATCTGTAACAAAGCCTTGGAATACGTATGAACGCTTCTTCCAATACTTACGACCCATATCTTCTAGACTTGGATCTTTAAACCAACCACGTACTTCATTAAGAATGTTACATGTCTCACCATACATTTCCATACATGGAATTTGTACTTGTACTGGACGTGAATCAGTTTCACCTTTGATGCCTTGAAATGGCAACTTGATCATTAAACGCTCTTTCCAAAAGAAAGTATTGTCTGCGTCCCCATCAGGAAGGAAACGTAGAGTACAACTCTCGCCTTCTTTAATATTCCAAAATGGGTAAATTGGGTTTGGACCGCTTGGGCCATTTGAACCACCTGAAGCGCGGTTCTCTTGTTCTTTGAGCTTTGCTCGGATTTCTGCTAATGATGCCATAGTTTGTGCCTCCTATAAATGCCTATGTGCTTTGTAGCTACATTGCTACTTTGTGCCTATTAATTTTGTAGCACAGTTATTAGTATAACATCGCTACAATATTTGTCAAGTCTTTTTTTAAAGAAAAAACATAAAAACTTATAAGTGGGTTAGCAGATTATAAACCTGCTAACTCTCTCATTCTTAAATATTCGGTGTCTTGTTCTGCCTCTTTATACCCATACATTTCTGCTACTTTATTATTGATTTTTTCAATAAATGCCTTAGCAGGTTCTATGAACTGCTCACCGTAGTCCTTTTCTACCATAGTAAGTACTGCGGTCTCGCCTTTTGGAAACTGGCCTGCTTCTCTATCAAAGTAACTTAGTATAAATTCGCCTAATGGTGTCTTTTGATCTTTTTCAAGTGTAATCTCATCACCGTCTGGTCCTTTGATTTTGTCGCCTTTTTTCTTACCGTCTTTTTTAGCTTGTGCTACAGCACCTGAATATGCATTGCCTTCATCGGTGTCGTCTTCTTTTTTGTTTCTGTCAAAGTCTGTTGTATATAGATATTCTATTACAGGATACAATACAGTTACAATCGCATTACCAAAGCGAGCATTTTTACCTGATCCTGGCTTAGTTTCTAGTTTCTTTGCTTCGCCACGTAGTTTCATCATTGCGTCAATTGCATCTTTGGCATTTTTGTCTAGTCCGCTAAACCCATTTGTTCTTGCTTCAATAAATGAATACACATCCCATACATCGCCAACATACGCATTTGCTAAGTTGCCTTGATCATCGTCTTGACCACGTTCAATCTTTTTGCCCATTCCACGTAGTGCGCCCAATACTTCAATAGCATCTTTACTTGTATTAATATATGCTTCTTCAAGATCGTCTTCTTCCATAGAAGCAGTTTGCATATTGTCATCGCCTTTGCTTTTAAGCATGTCAATTACTTTTTTGCCGCCATATAATAATGCAACTACTGCTAGTGCAGGTAGTGCATATTTTGAAGCCATTGCTGCAACTTGTTTAACTGCATCACCGCCTAAAAATGCTGAAATCTCACCCTGAATAGCTTCAACTCCGCCTTCAGCTTTTGCAATTAAATCACTTGCTGAAGTTGCAAGGTCTCCTGCCATATCGCCTACTGCATCAATAGCATCGCCTGCTTTTTTGCCAACATATGCTCCGCCACCTACTGCTGCTGTGGTTCCTAGATTTTTAATTGCTACTTTGCCTGCGCCTTTAGCAACTGCACCTGCGCCTCGCGCTCCTTTAGTAAGTATCTTTGCGCCTATCTGTATAAGTTTTGGTGCTGCTATTCTTGCCGCAGTTATTAATGCAGGAATAGCTAATGCTGGAAGAAATTCGTCTGTACGTTCTTCACTAAACTGACCCATCATTTCTTCAAAGCCTTGCTCTAGTTCAATTTCTTCTTTTGTTTTTTTCTTAATAGCAGTTGCCATATCATCGTGGCCATCTTTTTCCTCTGCACCTGCTTTGGCATTACCTGCTTTTTTCATAGCTTCAATACCTTTGCTGGCTTCGCCTACTAATTCTTTTGGACCTAATTCTTGTGCTTTTGTTGCTTCACTTACTAGTTTGTAAATGTACGGAAATACATCTGCTAGTTCTTCGTTAAACTGTTTGATAGTTAATTCGTCAATCCAGTTTTCTTTTACGTCTTCTGGCACATCTTCCATCATTGGTGTTTCAAATGATGCAAATGCTTCTGCATAGTATGCTGGCTTTTGAAGTGATGCAATTGTTTTCTTAACTGTGCTAATACGCTCTTTTACTGCATCGTTATATTCTGCTAGGCTTTCTGCCATTACAGCACTACGACCCATGTAGTTTTTAAACTTGCGTAGTTTTGCCATTTCTTCTGATAAACCTACAATGTGTTTACCAAAGTCGTCATATGTGTTACCGCCTTCTGCAACGTGTCTTGCCATTGCTCTAGCACCACTAAGATGTTTAAATGGATAACGGAATCTTTCACCGTCGGCGCTTTCAATATAAATTTTGCCAATTTTTTGTGTGCGTCCTGTTGCACTTTCCTGATTAATACCTTCTGTATGTTTAATCACAATACGTGCTTCACCAACTTTTTGATAGCTAATACGGCTAGTGCCATAAAGTTTTGATTCTGTCATCTTTTCTTCCCCAGAAGTTTTTGCTAAAAATCTATAATCTCTTTTTTGTAAGTTTGATTTAGTGATGTCTCTTACGCTATAGTCTAACATTCTCTTCTTTGCAAAATATCTTAACTCTTTTAAAAATGAGTACCAATCTTGTTTAGCCAGCGTATCTTCATTGCTAATAAATTCTTTGCTATAAATTATGGTTAAACCGTCATCCTCGTCAATGCTTACACTTACATTACCTAACCCATTATAATCAAAATCAAAAAATCTTGCAACTTCAGGTTGGTTAGTTACATTGCCGGCTGCATCTCCAATAGTAACATTTGGAAAACGTCCACGTATCTTATTAAAAAGATCTTCACTTATTTTGTCAAACTCGTTCATATTGTATTTATCAATAGTTGCTGCTAATGAAGATTGGCATGGGTGCTTCGTAATCTTCTAAATCTTCTGCTTGTGTAAAAGTATTATATACTCTAGGATCCCAATCTTTTAATACATCCATCATCCTTATTGCAAGTAATGTTGCGCTAACAAGATCATCAGATAAACCAGGCTTTGCTTGATAACTCGAGCCTGTTGCAATAAATCCTTTTAGTTCGCTAATAAATGACTTTGAATTAACTGTCATTTTATCATTTTCAACCATAGTTTTTAGTCTGCTACATGCTGTAACTTTTGAACTATGTGTAGTATTAAATCCTTTGCGGAACTTTCTTACATGTCCCTTACGCATAGGTTCGCTTACAAAAAGTCCAGGTATGTTCTCTTCGCCAAAATCATTAATAACAATTAGACATGCTTCGCCAATACCGTTGTTTTCTACACTCCAGTATATGCCTTGAGGATTGTTAGTTTCTTGTTCTAAGTATTTACATATGTCAGATAGTACACGAACTTGGCCGGGTATAGCTGTTTGATTATGTTGCCATTCTGCTACTTGTTCATAGCTCGGTAGTTCAAAAACTTGTATTGCTGCATAATCTCCACCTGTTCCCATACTAGGATCAAGTGCTACAGCATATGTGTATTGATTTGTAGGCTTTTTGTACCAACGAGTTTGACCCATATTTAACATTGGATTTTTACCTTCAAGTACAGCAAGTTTAATTGAATTAATTAGTGTTTCATCAAATACTAGGAATTCACAACCGTATTCACGTCTAAACTTCTCCTCGCCAATACGACCAATTTCTTCTTCTTTCCATTTGTCATCACGGTCGGGATGTTCGTGCCATTCAGCAACAAAACTATGAAATCCGTTTATACCTAGTTCTTGTTCATTTCCGTGTGCATCAAACTTTTGTTCTGCTTGTTTCCAAATAGTAGCAAATGTATCTTCATCTGAGTTAGGTGTACTAGTAATAATAGCACGACCACCTGTTGCTAGTGTAGGAGATATTGATGTCCAAAACTCTTCTGCAATGTTGGGCTGCACAAATGCAAACTCGTCACAGTATAGTAATGATATGGACATACCACGTCCTGTATTTCCCGTTGTAGTCTGTGCTACAATACGTGATCCATTTTCAAACTCAATTGATTGTTTGTTGTATGACGTAACGCCTGCTCTAATATGGTCAGGACATGTTTCATATACATAACGTATACGTGCCATAATTTCTTGCGCACCTGTGTATTTGTGTGCAGCAACAAGAATTGTTTGGTCTGGGTTAAACATTGCATACCATGCAAGATAGATACTAGCACATGTAGTTTTGCCTGTTTGCCTAGGCATCATGTTAATATTAAAACGGTAAGTGTGATAACTGTGCATTAGACGCAGTTGGTATTCGTAAGGATCAAATATCAACTTACCTCTTACAGGATGTTGTATATATGCAAAGTGCCGAGCAAAATGTAAGTATCCTTCGTTAGGATCCATACAGGCTGTAAGGTCCTGAATTTGCTCTTCAGTAAAAGTTTCTTGTTTGTTCGCCTTTTTAATTAAGACGCCGTCTAATGATGCTGCCATACGTATATTTATTGAAAAAAATAGGCTCCGAAGAGCCTATTGAGTTTGCTGGGAGGAACTTTAGCTACAACCGCAGCTTGAACACGCCATTAATTCTTTTTTACCTGGTGCGCCGCACTTTGGACAGTCTTTTGTTTGACCGCCTTCGTCAGTACCTTTTTTCTTAAACTGTGGAGGTACTTCACCTTTTTTAGGCTTGCTACCTTTTTTGCCTTTAGCAAGATCGTTTGGACCTTTGCCGTCTTCTGCATAATCAGGAATACCATTCTTATTTGTGTCTGGCTTTTTCTTTTCACTTAGTGCTGCCATTAGTGTTGCTTTGATTGCTTCAACAGCCATTGGGTTATCGCCATCTTGTGTAGCAGGGTATGCTTTCTTCTTGCGGTTTAAATCATTGCCATCTGGAATAGCATCGCTCGTGTCACCGTACTGTGGATCAGGTTCGTTTGCATATTCTTCAAGATCGTCTTCTGTAGCAAGTTCTTCATCAGTTAATGAATCGCCTGCTGCTGCACCTGTCAATGCTCCTAGTGGTCCGCCTAGAGCCATTCCTAAAGCGCCACCTCCAATAGCACCTAACGTTCCTGCTTTTAAATCTTGATCATCTGGATTATCATCATCGCCTGGAATTTCTGGATCATCATCCATTGCTGAACGGAACTTTTCCATATCGCCACGCATACCTAAACTTGGAGCACCAACTGGTTCTGCTGCTGGCATGCCTGCATTTTTCATCATGTTAATAAGATCAGCTACATGATCTTTACCACTAGCATTAATGCTTACATTCATTGATACTGGTTGTCCGGCATCAGCACCTGGCATAGCAGTTGGCATAGGATCTTCGTTCATTCCACATTCTTCAATATGATCCATTGATTCAATTAATTTTTTCATACTCATATTCTCAGCCTCCTACAACTGCTTTAGTATTTTCTACATCGCTAATGTCAGATGACTCTCCAACTGGTGCACCTTCAGCACCACTGTGTTCATTTTCTTTGCGAGCTATTTCTAATTCTTTTAATAAATCCATAACACGATTCCCTGCAACGTTATCTTGGGCAGACTCGCCGCCCATATCTTCTTTTGTAAGCATTGCTTCATATGGAGCATCGTCTTTGGTTTCTTGATATTCTTCTCTTGGATCATTAGCATTACGTACAATAATATATGCTTGATCAAGTCCACAACAACGACCTATATATTCTTGTAGTACTTGACTAGTAGTTGGATATTCAACTTCTGCTTCAAAGTAAGTAACTTCCATATTTTGTAATTGTGGAAAATCTAAAGGACGTTCCTGGATTGGTGTTTTCTTGCCTGGCGTAATATTTACAACACTGTATTTCTTTAGTGCAGTTTCCATTCTTTCTACACACTCGGGCGTACAATCTGGTCCAGCAATACCAATTTTAAATTCGTATGTCTTTTTTGATTCTGTTAATATTTCTTTAAATGATCTCATTGTGCAATGATCCTGTCCTATATGTATTATTTATCTTTATCAAGGCCTTTTAGTTTCTCTAATAGACTGTTTCTATCAGTAACTACATATCCTTCGCCGTTGATCATACCGTCATCAGGGCCAACTTTTCCGTCTTTATCCATTTTTTCTTTTTTAAGTTGCAGTTCTACCATTTTAAGTTTTTTGTCTAGTTTTGCAACTTTAGCATCTAGCCCTGTTTTAAGAAAGGTTCCAGCAACTTCAAATACTCTACCACTATAACGCTGTTCTACATTCATACCTAAATCCATTAGATCCTCGTATGCTGTCATAGCTTTGTTTGCAACTTCATTAAGCTCCTTATCGGCCATGTCGCCTAAGCCTTTCACTTGCGGAAGTGCTGAACTAATTTTATCAAACTCTGCAATGTCACGCATAGTTTTATTAGTTTCTTCTATTTCATATTTTTGTTGTTCTTCTTCTTGAGCTTCTGCTTCTTGTATAATTTCTTTTGCGTCAGGCAAATTAAGAAGATCTTCTAATTTTTTAGTCATGGTTCCAATCCATTATATGCTACTATTATTTATCTTCTACGACCATTATGAAAAATATCCTGTTCAGTAACAATACGGAAATATACACCCTTTTGTTTACACCATGCTCTAGCTGCTTCCCACTTTGCTTGATTAACAATATAATGTGCTTGATTATGTCTGCTTTTTCCTAATTTTTCTTTTAGTGCTTGCGAGCTAGGTTTAACTTCAACTAACTCAACACGTTGCTTTCCATTTTTGTCAGCATATACAATAAAAAAATCAGGAACATATATTGTTTGCTTTCCTGTTAGTGGATTTCTGTAGGGGATACGTATTGATTCACTTGCCCATTGACTGACACTAGGATGTTCGTCACAAAATTTCATGAATGTAAACTCCCAACCTGATCTATACGTTGGTGTTTTATTACCCATATATTTTTTAGGATTTTTTAGAGTAAATTTGCCTTGTGCAAAATGTGCCATATCATATTACAACATTTCTTTGATCAAATAATTCATAGTTTAATTTTTGATCTTTGAAACCTAACGCACTAGTTTTTGATCTATTGAGATTTAAAATTTGAGCTACAATAACACTTAATTGTACATCTGTAACACCTTTTAACGTGTCTAATAATGCTTGAACATTTAAGTTATCTATTTTTGCTTGTTGTAATAATACGCTTGCAGTGTTTATAGCTGCTACTTTATCAAAACCTCTTTTTAAGAAGTAACCAATAGTTGCATCAACTTCTTCCGGATTATAATTAATATCTAATTCAAAAAAGTTTTTGTAATATTCCGGAGTCGGTTCTGTTGATAATGATCTTGCGTCTGTTGTTGTATCGCTTTTAGTTCTTGCCATTAAGCTACTCCTGCTAGTGCGTTTGAAGCGGTTTGGATTAATAAAAGATTCCCGCCTTGAATTAGATTAATTAGATTTTGATCTATTGCTGATTTTTCAACTGCTGTAGCACTATTATATGTATTAATATCAACATTTGGTATTACACCTGTATTAATTAAAGCTGGTGTAAGTAATGCTTTTGTTGCCGGATCATTTAACGCTGCTATGATTGCTGCTGCATCAAGTTGCGGAGAGTTAGATTCAGTAGCTGATGATACTGTAGTATCGGCTTGTGAATCAACATTATACACACCATTTCCGCCTCCAGTGACCGCAGCCACAGCCGCACTAACAACGCCGGCGGCAGCAGCAGAAGCAAAATTTGAAGCAGTATTTGATCCGCCGGTGAGAAACTCATTAACTGCTGCTCCAAGTAATGCAGGTAATAATCCGCCTGCTCCAAATTCGCCGGCTATTCCATTATCAATAATACCTAATGGACTCTTCTCTACATCGTAACCAACATCCGCATCACCAAATCCTACAATAGGATCTTGACTTACTTTCCCTTCACTATATAACACGCCTTCGTATGCAACTGTCATTGACGCTTCGTTGAATGATCCATCAGTGCTATCTACATTGCCGTGATCCCAAGCAGACAGTAAAGGATTTAATAATGTATATGCAAACCATTGTCTTCTTGCTAGTTGATATATTGTTATATAACTAAAAAACGGAGTTCTTTTTCTATTATTTAAACCGTAGTTTGGTACATCACCAAAATACTTGTCTCTTGGCAAATATGCCGCTTGTGATCCTGTTGGACTGCGGTTACCATCAGCAAAGTAATATTTGTAATATTCTTTAAGCATTGCACGTACTGCACCTAAATTATCATCATGCAATGTCATTCTAATATCTTGATAATCTAATCTTGTTTGAATGTTTTTCTTTCTATTGTATTGTTGTTTATTTTCTACACTTGCTCTAAAACTAGGTAAGTCTGTTGATTTTACAAGTATTCCTAATTCTTTTTGGAAAAGAAAAGAATTAGCAGTTGCACTATTGCCAACTTCTGCATTTGGCTGAAATACCACATGATACATGTACTTTTGTTTAGGTGCAAAAGTAAAATTACTATTGGTATAAATCTTGTGCGCATGTTGCGCATCGCGCAAATGTGTGCCCGCAGTAAAATTATAAAGGAAGCTGTCTACTATACTACTCATATAAATATTTATCCTTATAGATTAAGTACGTATATAAAGAAAAGCGAAGATTGACGTTA